TTCCGCGCGGGCCGTTGTATTGGAACCACTCATAGACCGTGGCTTTAAATTCGAGGGCGGCAAGGGCATCAAGAACCGCGCCCTCTGTCCCTTTGATTTTATGAACTTTCAGTGCCGCCGCGTACACTTGACGCTGAATATATTCGGGCCAATCTTGGGACCAATATTCGACAGACATTTGCCACGCCATAAAGGGGAGCAAGCCAGAAGGACACGCCCACGGGTCCATAAGGTGTGCGATAGGGATGGGAATATCTTCGATACGGGATACGGTTGTCTCTAGGGCGCGTTCACTTTCAACCAGATTGAGTAATATGACCGCCAAGCACATGCTGTGACTGGACATACTCCCAACAGCGTTTTTCAGCTTCTGCCAAAACAACGGCGGTATCAGGACCGTTTGAGATCGTGAGAGTGGCCAGAACCTCAAACGGTAAAATTTCTGCTTTCTGAACAAACACTTGGTCGGTTAAGGGGCGAACATAGCGACCACTTAAATGATGCGTAACAGCTTCAAGGACCTCATCACTGACAATTCCTTGCCCCTCATGCCCTAAAACCGTCACGACAACCTCAACAGGGGCAGGCGAATACACGCTTGCATCTTTAATATGGGATGTGACGTCATCGGGATTGAAATCATAGGTGATGGTTACTTGCCCCGCTTGAGGGGAAGAAACACGAATATCGCGCGGCACATTGCCCGCTGTCAGGGCATTAAAAATATAGGCCCCGTCCGAGCCAGCGGTTGTTAAGCCTTCAGGGGCCAATTGCACACGGCGGCGATAGTCATTATCGTCTTCGTATTGCGGCAAAAGGGGCGGCACGGCTGTTTCATCGCCTTCAACGAGTAATTTTCGCGCAACCCCATAAAAAGCCCCCAGATGGTCAAGGTCATGGGCTTGGGCATAAGCCAGCATCACAGCGCGGGTTGCCTCGTTGATCCGTTGCCTGATTTGCAGTTCACGATAGGCGCTTGTTTCCAAGACCTTCATAACCGGATCACTTTCCACCACATGGGCGGAATAGTCTGGATTTCGCGCCCGATAATCCGCCACCATTTCCTGGAGGATCGTTTCAAAAGAAAGGGCCTCCACACTATCCGGCGGGGGCAATCGGGACATATCGACAAGATCATAACGGTTCATGAGATAACGACACCTTCTAATTTGCTTTCTTCACCCGTCACACGGTCCCGATAGTCTAGGGAAAGGTGAAGGGAGCCTTGCGCAAGGCTATCAACCCGCACTTGGATAAGATCAATTCTCGGTTCCCAAAAATCCAAAGCGCGGGCGACTTCTGCATAAATTTCGATGTATAGGCCCTCGGTACTTGGCGCATCAATGAGGTCTAGCAACGCCGCCCCATAATCGCGGCGCATAATCCGTGTCCCGACAGGGGTGGATAAAATATCGCGAATGCTTTGGGCTAAGTGGGCAGCCCCGCTTAAGGGCTTGCCTGTTTGTGCAGACATCCCTTGCATGATCGTTATGCCTCCTCAAGGGCAAGATCAGTTTCAGGGGATGCAAGCCTGATTTTACCGTCTAAAAGCAAGTATTTCGCTTGACGCGGATGCAATTCAATGACGGCACCTTTAGCGCCTAATCGATGAGACACCAAAACCTCATAGTGCTGCACAGCGTCTGCCTGATTGTGTTCCATAGCTTTTACCCTTCTGCTGGTGATGTGATTTTTTTGCCTTTAAAACCATAGTCTGGCACAGAGGTAATCGTGACCCCCATTGACCATGTTTCAACTTTAAACTGACTACCGCCCTCATGTGTTAAGCGGGTGGCTTTACCGTGTGTTTCTAGTTGATAATACCCTTGCTCCCCTGTTCGGATGACGATGTTTTTTGCCTCTAAAACCAAGGTGCCGCCGCTTTCAAGGGCTGAGAGAGTGGTGATTTTATTTTTGCGGTCATGACGCATTATCATGCCATCGGCAAAATGCGTTGCCGTCATATCCCCACTGGTTTCAGGGGCGGGATATTTATCTTGATAGAGGGAACGGATCACAACCCCTTGACTTAAATCACCATTCAGGCACGCGACCAGAACCTGTTCCCCAATTTCAAGAGGCTCCCAACTTCGATTACCCCTCGCACGATTAGCAGTCCAGGGGAGCCAATCGCTTTCTAGGTCCCCGATCTTGACCCGACAAAGCGGGGGCGCATATTGGACGCGCGTTACTTCACCGATTTTATGAACATTAGCTAGGCGGCGTTCTAATTCAGTGACCCGTCTCATCAAGTCTGTCAGTGTGTTCATGAGAGTGCCTCATGTTCTTTTTATGGGAGAAAAGAGGTATAATCCTCTATATGATCTGGTCCTACTTTGGGACTGGTACCGACTAAGATTTCAGTGACTTTACCGTCTTCATCCCAGATGCTTTCACCCAGATAGACAATGTGTTTCCATTCCACGGACCAAACAACGTAGCCTTGATCCTTTTTGCCGCGCCCTTGCTCTTTAAAGGGGTCGGGTTCCGCTTGAAGAATTTCAGGATTTTCGACACCGCTTAACCCCCGCGATCCCGCTTGATTGATATTATGCAAAAGAGAAATCGCAAGGTTGCGGGCGTCTTTTTCAGCCGTTGATTTGGTACGGCGCACAACAACTTCTGCAAGGTAGTTAAGCTCTAAAGCCAAACGATCTGTGCCATCACTTGGCGCAAGTTCAATGAAATTTTCTTTCAAAAGAACGGCTGGGAACACTAATCCTGTTAAATCATCGGGATGGATTTCACTGGTTTGAACCCCGCTTATCCCGCGAAAGCTTTCCAAAATAGCCTCTGTTAAGTCATCGATCAAATTGGTCACTTTTTTCTCATCTCGTATTTGAGTTCATGATTAAAGGTCCGCTCCATATAATCGCGGCCTTTGTCCCCGACATAGTCCCTCATTGCCCGCTCAATGGCAGGCGCAATGACGATATACATCTCTTGAATAGGAAGACGGGCTTTGCCTTTACGCCGAAAAATGCCCGTATGACCCGTCTTAGACATTGTGGCTAAGAAGGCATTTTCGAAAAGCTTGTCGCGGACCCGAACGCCTTTTTTTGTTTGACGTGCCCGCCCTACTTTATAGGCACTGATGACTCTGTAGCGTTTTGAGAGATAGAGCCTCTTTTTCAGGGGGTCTTCTGTGCCATGTTCAATTAAAGTGGTTTTCACGTCCCCCACACGTAACTTTTTTTCACGGGCAACATGACGCGCGATTGCTGTTCTAAGCCAGCGAATGGTTTTGCGAATTGTCCGCCGTGCCGCCGTTTGAACCTGTTTTTCCGTTGCTTCCAAGCTGTCTAAAAAGACAACAAGGCCGTCATTTGGGTGTTGTTCAATTTTTAACACGATAGACCTCACAGACCCATATGGCGCGTTTATAGTCTTCTTCTGACTTCCCTGAGACTTCAAACGATAGCCCGTCAATTTCAAACACATCGCCCCGCTTTACGGTGTCAATATCGGTTAATTTCACGGCGATGACCCGTTGACCGTGATTGAGGTCGCGGCCTTCCCATTCCACTTTTTGCGCGTTTTGTAAATCAAGAATACGGACGGAACGTGAGGGATCATGCCCATCATTGCCCCGATAAAAAGCCGACTGTCCCAAGACGCGGAAAGCAGCATTTTGACAGCGATCTCTGAGAGAGTTCATATCAAATTCTTTGTTTTAGCTTGCATGTACATGGAATGCGAAACAAGACCGCTGAGGGCAAGGGGACGCTTCTGTCTGCCTACCCCCAGCGTGTTCATCACGATAAAGACGCAATAAGCTTAACGGCGGTTTCCTCCCCGCCGCTTGCTTTGTCTTCTGTGAAATAGCCGATGAGCATCTTATCAGCAGGATCATTCGAAACCCGCTTAGCCCCATCGTCCCAATATGCTTTGCTGTAAGCAGAAACGACTTCTGATGAAATGGCGGGTAAGCTAAAGACCCCTTCAGTGACAAGTTCACAGCTTTCACCGTCTGAGGCATCGGAGGCCGCAATCGCGAACAGGGCGTTAATCACATAGCCTTGACCACTGACAAACCCAGCAGCAGGGGCAAAGACAGCTAAGGATTTTCCATCTTGTAAAAAGTTTTTCATAACGTTGCTTTCTTATAAAAATTCAGTGAAGGCGTTCAGCACTGGCACCATTGTTACGATAGGCCCCACGATAATCGACAGGGGCGGCGGCAAAGTCTAAGATGACTTCGTAATCAACCCCTGTAAGGGAGGCATCATCAATGCGCACTTGCGGGGCCTCTTGCCCATCAAGGTAGGAATAGACCACAGACGCCAATTGCATGGGGTCCACAAACATATGCCAGTTTGTTTCTGATAGCCGATCCAATTCAGGTTCGACCAATAGTTCAAGTGACTTATGACTTTCTGGCACAATGTCAGAGGTTTGATGAGGCATGACAACGCGGGATAGATACTGTTCGGCCTCTGTTTCCAGACCAGACGGCACTGCCAAGACCTTAGGCGTATAGTTCAACACCGCACCATTTTCATTGGTCTGTGTTCGAATGGCTTTTTTCGCCCGCCCAATGCTTTCAGCCGACAAGCCAGCGGCGGGGTCCGCAAGGTTTTTATGGCTTGAATGGAACAGCGCTTTCCCATCAGCAAGCTTTTGATTAGTGATGATGACATCCCACACAGCTTTATTTTCATGACGCGCCGCTGATTGCCCGATTTTCTGCAATAAGGTGGCAAAGGCATTCAAATCATCATTAATCAGGGCTTGGCGGGTCAATTTGATCTTGCGCCCAAAAGTTTGCAGTTTGATGCTTTCCTCGCTTTCGCTCATGGCCCCCGCGATCAATTCGCCGCTTTCATTTAAGGGTTTGAGGTCGGGGAAATCGCTGTCGCGAATGAGGGATTGACGGCGAAAATCTTGCAGATTGACCTTTTTCGCAATGCGCTGATAAGTCGATGGATTTTGTTCATAAGCAGGGAGCAAAACACGATTGCCCACAGACCCAAGCAAGGCTGGGAAATCAGAGGTCGTTAAGGCCCGCTCAATGAGAGAAGACCGCGAAAGGCCGCGCACGTTTTCCCCCCGCGCTGAAAGCAAATCACTTGCCATTTCATGCAGGTTAAAACCGATATAGGACCGCGCCTCCTCTTTAGGGGCTTGACCCGTATAGCGACTTGCGGCTGCGTCTGCCATTCGTTCGCGCATAACAGTAGGGTTATCGCTACTGTTTTCGTTGGTATAGGCCGCCCCACGGATATGATTTTTCTCACTTCGTTTTGACAATTCCGTCAAGACAAGGGAGCGGGCTTGATCCACGCTGCAATCAGCCCGTCCAATGAGGTCATCAGCAAGTTCAGGATCAAGCCTCGCGTGCTTCACCGCTTCACGAATTTCATCAGCGCGTTTGCGTTCTTGTTCGCGGATTTCAGCACGAAGCTTTTCAGGCTCAAGATCTTGGGTTTGAGAGGGCGGCGTTTGGTCGGCGCGTTCAACCGTCACAGCAGGGGCTTGAGCGTCTTGTGTTGGTTTCTGGTCTTTGTCTGCGCGTTGGGTCTCGTCTTTTTTAGACACGATG